TACCAAGGGAATACCAGCACTGGGTTCTGGACGAGTATATCCAATCTCCGAAGATGAAATCACGGTTAAACCGTTTGAGATACCAGAATACTTTCCCAGAGCATACGGTCTGGATTTTGGTTGGAACAACACAGCGGCATTGTGGATTGCCCAAGACCCATCTACCCAAATTAAATACATCTATGCCGAATATAAACGAGGCAAGATAACCGACTCAGAACACGTATATGCTATACGAGAACGTGGCGACTGGATGGCAGGCGCAGCCGATCCCTCTGGAGGTGGCCGTCGAGATGATGGTAAAATGCGTATTGACTATTACCGGTCACTCGGATTAGATTTACACCCAGGACACAACGGAATCGTTGCTGGAATTGGGCAGGTATATACCGAACTGAATTCAGGTATGTTAAAAGTATTTTCCAATCTGCACATGTTTCTGGACGAGTTCAGAGTATACAGATATGATTCCAAGAACCCAAACGCTATTGCCAGAAACCAAGACGACCATTTAATGGATACCCTGAGATATTTACTGTCCATCTTTGAAATGATTAGCGTTTCAGAATATGATTTAAACGAGGAAGACCCTGTCGAGAAATATCAAGAAATGAGAAACGTCGACAGCTTAACAGGATATTAGATGAGTATTGAAAAATTAATTAAATTAGCAGAACTGGACAATATCGCAGCCGAATTAGAAAAAAGTCAATTAAAAGATATTGCAGATGACGCAACAACTGGATACAACATAGATTTCGATTCCTGTGAAGATTGGCTCAACATGAACAAAGAAGCTTTGAAGATGATCAAAGCACAAGCCAAAACCGAGCACACTAAAAACTATGCACACTGCAAAGTTATCTATCCGTTGCTCGCTTCCGCTACAATTCAATTATCATCCAGATTAATTCCTCACCTAGTGAGAAACAACAAGGTTGTTGAATGCGCTGTCTTAGGTCCTGACCCACAGGGAATCAAAGCACAGAAAGCACGAGCAGTCAGTGACTTCTTTTCATATGAACTGCTGATTGATTCTGACACGTGGTTAATGGAATCACACAAGCTGATTCAAATGCTCTGTGCATGGGGAACGGCATATCGGAAATTGTATTATGACGAGGGCCAAGACAAGGTTCTGAGCGAAGTAATCAGTCCTGAAGACGTAATTATTAACACGAACACCAGCTCTCTGAGTAAAGCCAGACGAATCACCGTTCGTAATTACATGACAAAAAACCAGATAGTAGAATTCATACGTTCTGGCAGATTTCTTGAAATCGACGTAGAGGACCTTAACAGTCGATTGGTTGATGAAAATGAATCAAACGAAGTTAACCCAGTATACGAAATTCTGGAACAGTTTTGCTATTTGGACCTCGATGACGACGGTTACGAAGAACCCTATATAGTTTATTTCCATGAAGATTCCTGTCGAGTACTAGGTATATACGCAGGATACGAAATAGAAGACATTCATGTCAATGACAAGGGAAAGATTAAGAAAATCGTCCCACGTCCATACATCGTAGATTATCATTGTATAGATGACCCCGAAGGTAAATATCACAGCATGGGTCTGAACCATTTATTGTTCCATCAGAACAAATCAATTACCAGCGTATTGCGACAGTTGATCGATTCAGGAACACTGGCGAACCAGCAAGGTGGTTTCGCTACAAAAGCATTCAAAACCAAGAAACGTATAATAAAGCAGGAACTGGGCGAGTTCACTCAATTGGAAATACCTCCCTCCGTTGATATTCGATCTCAAATTATGCCACTGCCCTTTAAAGAACCATCACAAGTGTTATTTTCTCTGCTTGGTCTGTTGATTGAAGCCGGAAAAGAAACTGGGTTTGTAACTCAGGCACTGATGGGTGAAACACAAGGACAGAACGTTCCTGCTACCACTATGTTAGCGATTATCGAACAGGGCACCAGAGCATTTAAGCCGATGGTACAGAAACTGTTCCATTCGCTGAAAAAAGAATTCAAAATGTCATTCCATATGTACAGTAAATTCTCACAACACGAGCGTTTCATCAAGTACATGGATATCGACATTAATGTATCTAAAGACATATTTAACGAGGACGAACTGGATATCATACCAGTAGCTGACCCGACTCAGAGCAGTGAAGCTCACAAGTATATGAAGATACAAGCTTTGGAACAAATGATGCAAACGCCCGCTGCTCAGGTATTGAACATGGCAGAGGTAACAAAACAAATATTGTTTGATTTACAGATAGAAAATGCTGAACAGTTGATTGCACCTCCACAGCCGCCACCACCTGATCCTAAGATGATGGAAATCCAGATGAAACAAGAACTGGGTCGAGCCAAGATAGAACTAGAAACAGCTAGAGAACAGCGAGAAGGTGTTAAATTAGAACTGGAGATGTTAAAAATCCAGATTAAACAAAATGAAGCACTGATTAAACAGCAAGAATCTGATGAGAAACAAATGCAGATGGTTGCACGAGCCGAAAAAGACATACAAGAAGCAAGCGTAAAAGAAAGAATGACACGCGTAGCAGAAGACAAAGTGGAGGTAGAACGTGAGCGATTGGAGCTTATGGATAAACTGCAAAGAGACAAGAATCGTTCTGGCGGCAATTAAAGAGCTGGCAGATGAAATCAAAGAAATCATAACAGATGGCTCTCATTTGTTAGAAAAAGACACACAAAAGATATCGTTAGATTACACATATTCGATGGGCCGTTTAGATGGTCTGCGAGAAGCACTAGAAGCAATAGATGATTTAACAACAGAGGAAAGTAAAAATGATAAATAAAGATGATATATTATCGGGTGAGCCGGTAAATGGACATATTCTAATTCGAGTCGATTTAGGAGATGTAAAAGAAGAAATGGGTTTGTCGCGAGACAGTAAACTCATATTGACGGAAACACAAGAGAAAACCTTTGCAGCAGCCTCGTCAAAAGGCATTGTTGTCAAGTTGGCCTCTGATGCGTTCGGCAGTAAATACAAAGAAAAATACGGAGATGAAATCTGTCCACCTCAGATTGGAGATATCGTACATTTTGTACCCTATCAAAGTAATCGAATGGATCGAGACGGTGAATATTATCTCGTAACCGACGATGGTGTAAAGTTTATACAAAGGAAAGCTAAATGAACACATACTGTAAATCAGCAAGAATAACAGGAGAATGTGATTTAGAGTTGATGCAGATGATTTTAAACGAACTTGGAAAAGCTATCAAGTTTGGAAAAGATTTCGTAAAATTAACCAATCACTGTAAATGGGAATTCAAAACAACAAAAGACAAAGGAGATACCATGTTAAGTATACTCTTTAAAGCAGAGGAATTAAAAGATGAGTGAAGATAGAGAAGATCTGGTTTCGATGGAAGATGTCATCGAAGAAAACGAGTTAGAATCAAATGATGTCGAGTCAGATGATATCGAACAGGAGTCAGACGAACAGGAATCGGCAGATGATTCTGAGCAGGTTCAGAAAGCAAAGAAATATGGCCATCTGTCCAAGGATGACTGGATAGCACAGGGCAAAGACCCGAAATTATGGAAATCTCCTGAGGAGTTTAACAAAACAGGCGAGATTTTAGAGCAGATTTATTCTTTAAGGAAACAAGTAGAACTTAGGGATAGAGAACTCAAGAACGTGGTTGAATACCACAAAAAAGCTTCTCAGAGAGAGTACGAACGTGCTAGAAAGGACCTAGAACAGCGATTAGCTGCTTCCAAGGACGACATGGACGTAGAAGGCGTATCTCACTATACAAAGGAACTAACGAGGCTGGAGGACTATGAAAACCAGACTCAAACTCAACAGAAACAACAAAGTCAAGCAGATGCGGAACAAAGATTCCTAGAAAGAAATCAACATTGGTACAACGAAAGAAATGCCGATTTAGTACGGCAAGCACATGAGATCAGTGCAGAACTTCAAAGTATATATCCCAGTGCCACACCAGATGAATTGGCACAAAAAATAGAACTGAGGATGCAATATGAGCACCCTGAAAGAGTAAACGGTCAAACGAAAGCGAGACCAAACATTTCTCCCAGCCGCTCGTCGGTAAATAAAACAGCAGTAACTAAAAAGAACTCGTTCGGGAAACTTCCCCAAGAACTAAAAGATACCTATAACGTGTATAAAAGAATCAACCCTAATATCACAGAAGCAGATTTTATTGCACGACTACAAGCAGATGGAGACATATAATGAGAGAATCATTCAGACCAAACCTTTTCGTAAGACACATCCACCAAGTGATTGATCAAGACCCAGCATATGAGTACAAGAATGTAATCTTTACTTATAAGCATGATCCCCACAGAGTATCTCGATACGTAGATCAAGGTTGGGAAGTTGTGGAAACAACCGAACAGCTGACCGACGACCGAGACTTTTCTCCCAAGGATAAAAAGGAAAAGATCAGACCACAGCCTGTTATCTCTAAAACCAAGGACAAACATGAACAGGTGCTTATGCGGATATTAAAAACCGACCGAGCAGCTAACCAGTTAAAAGCCCGAGACGCCAGAGAAGCAGCACGAGCCGTACAATCTCAAAAACAAGGAGATGTCGTAACTCGTGATGGTAATGAAGTAATTACAAAGGGTGCTGAAATAAAAATATAATTAATATCAAGGAGATATTTAATGGCTAACGTAGACGGTGCATATGGTTTTGCACTACACGAAGACAACAGTCAATCTAATCTGATAACATGTATCATCCCAGCTTCTAACGGCACCGCCACCTTTATAGGCGATGCAGTAAAGTTGACTGATTTGGATGCAGGACGGATTGACGGCGGACCCTA